AACACCGGCTCGACCATCACGGGCAACTCTAAGGTCGGTGTTGACTCGACCGAAGGTACTACTTCGACGTGGCCTATCCGCGTAGTTGATGTTGTCCATGAGACCGCAATTTTCGGTAGCCCCGGTTCTTACACCGAGGTTGTCGTTAAGTGGAATGCTGGCTTGCATCAGTACAACAACGCAACCGGTCTAGCATAAGGAGACTGAACAATGGCAATTTCACGCGCACAACTTCTTAAAGAACTGTTGCCCGGACTGAACGCTTTGTTCGGCCTCGAGTATGCACGTTATGGCGAAGAGCATAAAGAAATCTACGAAACGGAAACTTCCGAACGTTCGTTCGAAGAAGAAACGAAGCTTTCTGGTTTCTCGGCTGCTCCAGTCAAGAACGAAGGTTCGGCCATCGCGTACGACAACGCGCAGGAAGTCTTCACTGCTCGCTACAACCACGAAACGATTGCCCTCGGGTTCTCGCTCACGGAAGAAGCGATTGAAGATAACTTGTACGACTCGTTGTCCTCGCGTTACACGAAGGCCTTGGCTCGCGCCATGTCCTACACCAAGCAAACTAAGGCTGCTGCAGTCTTGAACAACGGCTTCGACACCGATTATACCGGTGGTGACGGCCAACCATTGTTCTCGGCTTCGCACCCATTGGTTTCTGGTGGCACGAACTCGAACATCCCAAGCACTGCTGCTGATTTGAACGAAACGTCGCTTGAAGCGGCTGTAATTCAGATTGCAGCGTGGACGGATGAACGTGGCCTGCTCATCGCGGCTAAACCGCGTAAGCTCGTCGTACCACCAAGCCTGATGTTTGTTGCTACTCGCTTGCTCGAAACCGAACTTCGCGTTTCGACTGCAGACAACGACATCAACGCACTGAAGTCAAACGGCTCAATCCCAGAAGGTTACGCCGTAAACCACTTCTTGACCGACACGGATGCATGGTTCTTGTGCACAGACGTGCCAAACGGTCTGAAGCACTTTGTTCGTACGCCAATGGCGACGGGCATGGACGGTGACTTCGATACTGGTAACGTACGTTACAAGGCTCGTGAGCGTTATTCGTTCGGCTGGTCAGACCCTCTGGGTATGTACGGCAGCGAAGGCGCAGACTAATAGTTTCCCCGAGAGCGTAGCTCAAGGGAACGGGGGGAAGGGGGGAGAGAAATCTCTTCCCTTCTTTTTTATTTGTGCTATATATACGCTACTAGGGAACAATATTCGTACCGACCGGCCCAGCGGACTTAGTAGAGACGGTACGTACGAGTGCTACTACACAGGAGATAAGTCATGGCTAACACTACATTTAATGGTCCAGTTCGCTCTGAGAACGGCTTTCAAACAGTTTCAATTAACGCTTCGACCGGCACTGTAACAGTCACCGGCACTTTCGGCGCAGCTACCTCAGTTACTTCTCTGGCGGCGACCACGGTAGCGGCAACTGGCGCTGTCACGGCAGCTTCGGTATCGGCAACCGGCAACATCACTGCTGACAGCGCTTCTGCTCTCGTAGCTGGTGGTGCTTCTGCATTCATCGCAACTAACACGGCTGCTGGCATGGGTGTGTACATCGGTTCGGGTGCTCCGACTGTCGCGGCTGCTAAGGGTTCGCTCTACCTGCGTAGCGACGGTTCGTCTGCTTCGACCCGCTTGTTCGTTTCGGATGGCGGTACCACTTGGATTGCCGTAACTACTGCATCGTAATCGGTAGCAACCTCTAAGAAGGAGAATACCGATGGCAATGCAAAGTGATATCAAAACCACTAAGCCGCTGACTGCTACAGGTGTATTTAAAACTCAGACAGACGCAGACTGCGGTTTCCGTGCGCGTGTCAAAGCAATTTACGCTACGTGCGGTGCGGCAGCAGGTTCAGTAGTTATACGCGATGGTGCTAGTGGTCCGATACTAATCACCGTAAATACCCCCACTGTAGCCGACGCAGGCACTGTATATATTATTATGCCTGACCAAGGCATACTTGCCCAAGATGGTTTGCACGGTACGGTGACTAACACTGCATCTCTTACTATTTTTTACGGGTGATATATGCAACAGGAACAAAGCTTTGATTTAGCTGGTAAGAGCGTCTTCATCGCTCTTCCGGCTTACGACTTCAAGGTATCCTTGAAGCTAGCTGTTTCTCTTGCTCGTTTTGCTCAGCAGGCTGCGCAGCACGGAGTTGAAATCCACATCGGCAGCATATGCGGGTGTTCGGTTGTTTCTCGTGCGCGCAACCTGTTGGCACAGGACTTGCTTGAGTCTAGCTGCGACTACCTAATGTTCATCGACTCGGACATCAACTTCGAAGCAGAAGATGTGTTCCGCCTTATGGCGTGGGGCACCGACCCTAAGAAGGGCATTGTAGCTGCAGTACCTCGTACGCGCAGCGAAACTAAAACCTACATTGCGGCACTCGATTACGACGAGAACCAAGAGCTGACTATGAACCAGATGGGTCTAGTCCGTGCGAAGCGTGTAGCTACAGCATTTATGCTGGTACGCCGTGAAGTGTTTGAGCAAATGTCTGAAGCTCACCCAGAGTGGACATACTACGACACGCGGTCTGACCGCATGCTAAACGCCATGTTTGATTTCCTTGTTACCGAAGAAGGTTACATCGGAGAGGACTTCCTCTTCTGCGACCGTGCGCGGGAGCTTGGTTTTGAAGTGTGGGTAGACCCCACAATCACATTAGGCCACATGGGCGTACAGGAATATGTCGGTAACTACGGTGAAGACATTCTCTACCCGCTAGTTGCCCCCGCACAGAAGGATGAAGTATAATGCCCGTACGTAAAGGAAGCAAAAAACTTGGCGCTAGTCCCGGCTTGTTTAGCAAAGATGCTTTAGGAGATGATGAAACTAGGCTGGCTAGATACTCTCAACTAAATGCAGAGGAAAAGGCACGTGTACGCGCCAAGGAAAAGGCTGTGCTCGAAAAGGCAAAAAGTGAGCGCGAACGCCCGCTGTCAAGTCGTATCATGGATAGGTATTACAAGATGGGACCCTCCTTTGTCGCCAATCCACGCGCGAAGGAAGCAGCAGAAGACACTTCACAGCGCGAAAGTCGATATCAAGATGCTAAGAGAGAAGCATCTAAGTCGGATAAAGACCGGAATAGGGAAGTAAATGGGTTTCCGGCTAAAATGTACCCGGTTGACCGCAAGATAAAACTTCGTAAGGGCGGTTCTGTCTCCGCTTCGCGTCGTGGCGACGGTATTGCCCGCAAAGGCAAAACTCGTGGGAAGGTCTGCTAATGGCTAAGACCCCGGCTTGGACACGCAAGGAAGGCAAGGACCCCAAGGGTGGCTTGAACGCCAAGGGTCGTGCGTCGTTGAAAGCGCAAGGGCAGAATATTAAGCCCCCAGTCTCAGCGAAGCAGGCAAAGAAGTCGCCTAAGTCTGCCGCACGCCGTAAAAGCTTTTGTGCTCGTATGTCGGGTATGCCGGGTCCAATGAAGGACGAGAAAGGTCGTCCTACTCGTAAAGCCCTATCGTTACGTAAGTGGGATTGTTGACGTGGAAATGATGATATGGAACATCATACTGAGCGCAGTGGTAGGCATCATGGGCTTTCTATTCAAAGGCAAGTTCGAGGCTCTTGACCGGGTAACCATCTTACTCAACAAAACTCGTGAAGAAATCGCTCGTGAGCATGTTACCCGTTCGGAAATGAACACGATGGTCGATAAGTTAGGGGACCGGTTTGACCGGGCCTTCGAACGTCTTGAAGCTAAGGTAGAAGAAATAGGAAGGACAAAGTCATGATGGATAAGAAGAAAAAGTCGATGCCGCCGCAGCCAACCGCTGCTGACCGTGCCCGTAGCAAGGCTCAATTGGACTCGCTAAAGAAAATGAAAGTTTCCCCCGAAGGAGCACGCGTAATTGCGAGCGCAAACCGTTCCGAAGGTCCGGGCTACAAAAAAGGTGGCAAAGCCAAGGGCAAGCCATTCGCAGCAACTAAGTTCGGCGCTGCAATGATGAAGAAGTCGGACGATACCAAGGGTCGTGCAATGGTTAAGAAGGCCGGTGGCGGCAAGTGCTACGCTTCGGGCGGTCTTGTTGCCGGACACAAGTCGGCTGACGGTATTGCTAAGAAGGGCAAAACCAAGGGTAAAATGCCGACGATCAAAAACGGCGGTTCCTGCTAATGCGCGCCTGTCGGGGTATGGGGGCCATAAACCCTTCAAAAATGCCGGGGGCGAAAACTATTCGCCGCAAGGATAACCCTGATAAGGTTCAGATGTTTGCAGCTGGTGGTAAGTCGAAGGTCAATGAGGCCGGAAACTACACCAAGCCCGGCATGCGTAAGGCTATCTTCAACGCCATCAAAGCGGGTGGTAAGGGCGGCGCGCCGGGCCAGTGGTCTGCACGTAAAGCCCAGATGATGGCGAAGCAGTACAAAGCTAAAGGTGGCGGATACAAGTGAGCGGACTTGCTAAATCACAGCAGAGCTTGAAGTCTTGGACTCAGCAGAAGTGGCGGACCAAAAGTGGTAAGCCATCGACGCAAGGGTCTAAGGCAACAGGCGAACGCTACCTACCTGAGAAAGCTATAAAGTCCTTGTCTTCTGCAGAGTATGCAGCGACAACCAAAGCTAAGCGGGCTGGTAAGGCTAAGGGTAAGCAGTTTGTTAAACAGCCAAAAACTGTAGCAAAGAAGACGAAGGGGTTCAGGTAATGTCTAAGGGTGGTTCACCAATGGGAGGCGGCGGCTTCGGCGGTCAGCAACAGCAAGGCGGCTTTGGTGGCTTTGGTGGCTTTGGTGGCTTTGGCGGTCAGCAAGGTGGCTTCGGCGGTCAGCAGCAGGGCGGCTTCGGCGGCGGCTTCGGCGG